GATGAGTGGGAGTGTCTTGATGTTGTAGCGGGTTATTGATATGAAAAAAACATGTTTTAAGTGTAAATGTGAAAAACCTTTAACAAGTTTTCACAAACACAAACAAATGAAAGACGGTCGTTTAAACAAGTGTTCTGATTGTGTTGTTAAAGACGTTGCTGCTTGGAGAGATAAAAACCCAGACTGCCGTACTAAAGAAGCAAGGACACGTCAACAAAAACTGGGGTATATGTCACGTGCAGAGTATTTCACTAAGCGTAAAACAAACGCTAAAGGACGTAAAGTATCTTCGCTACAGTATGCACACAAACGTAGAGTACAACAAGAGCGTCACACTGTTTCAGAACTGGATGAATTAGTATTCTTTGAAGCGTGTGATGTACGTAACAGACGTAAAAAGATAACAGGTTTTGATTGGCACATTGACCATATTGTTCCAATTAACTATAAAAACGCTTGTGGACTACACAATGCTTTTAATTTACAAGTTGTACCAGCTTCGTGGAATTTAAAAAAGAAACACACGAATATGAATGAATTTTGGATTAGTGGATACTAAATAAGGAATAAAATGGCTAAGAACATGGAAAACAACGAAGGCGTGCAGTGGGAAGAACCTACTGAGTCTGATAAAGAGTTAGCAGCTTTTGTTGTTTCTCACACCGACCGCTGGCGTGATAGCCGTGACGAGAATTACTTAGAAGACTGGAAAGAATACGAGCGTATCTTTCGTGGTGTATGGGCTTCTGAAGACAAGACTCGTGATTCAGAGCGTAGTCGACTAATCAGTCCAGCAACTCAGCAAGCAGTAGAAACTCGCCACGCTGAGATTATGGAAGCCGTCTTTGGTAACGGTGAGTTCTTTGACATCAAAGACGACATCAAGGACTACAACGGTAATCCAATGGATGTCCAAGCAATGCGTGCATTACTGATGGAAGACTTAACCACCAACAAGATTCGTAAGTCTGTAGACCAGATTGAATTGATGGCTGAAATCTACGGTACTGGTATCGGTGAGATTATGGTCAAGAGTGAAGTCGAGTACATTCCTCAGACTCAACCTATTCCGGGTTCTACACAAGCCGCTTATGGTGTAATGGAGAAGGAATACTTCTGTGTAAAAGTAAACCCAGTTAACCCTAAGAACTTCTTGATTGACCCTAATGCTACTTCCATTGAAGATGCGATGGGATGTGCGATTGAGAAGTTTGTGTCTATTCACAAAGTTGTTGAAGGTATGGAAAAAGGTATCTATCGTAAGGTAGACATCGGACCTGCTGGCAATGATGACGACTTAGAAGTAACTCAAGAAGTAGTTCAATATCAAGATGACAAGGTTAAGCTCCTCACTTACTACGGATTAGTCCCTAGAGAGTACCTAGAACAGCTTGAGAACGACGGAGAAGAGGTAGTTGACCTGTTCCCTGAAGATAGTACTGCAGACAGCTACAGCGACCTCGTAGAGGCTATTGTGGTCATCGCTAATGATGGTCTACTCCTCAAGGCAGAGAAGAACCCTTACATGATGAAAGACCGTCCTGTAGTTGCTTATCAGGATGACACAGTACCGGGTCGTTTCTGGGGTCGTGGCACAGTAGAAAAAGCATACAATATGCAAAAAGCTATTGATGCACAGCTTCGTAGCCACCTCGATAGCTTGGCATTGACTACAGCTCCAATGATTGCTATGGATGCTACTCGTTTACCTCGTGGTGCTAAGTTTGAAGTTAAACCAGGTAAAGCTATTCTTACTAACGGTAATCCAGCAGAAATCCTATTTCCATTCAAGTTTGGTCAAACCAGTCCTGAGAGCTTTAACACCTCTAAAGAGTTTGAGCGTATGTTGTTGATGGCAACTGGTACTTTGGATAGCCAAGGTGTTGTGTCTCAGGCTTCACGAGATGCTTCAGGTGCTGGTATGTCTATGGCAATGGCTGGAATCATCAAGAAGTACAAACGTACCCTGACAAACTTCCAAGAAGACTTCATGGTTCCACTAATCAAGAAGGTTGCTTATCGTTATATGCAATTTGACCCTGAGCGTTATCCTTCTGTTGACTTTAAGTTCATTCCTACAGCTACTTTGGGTATTATGGCTCGTGAATATGAACAACAACAGTTGATTGGATTGTTACAGACCCTTGGACCCAATACTCCAGTGCTTCCAGTTATCCTCAAAGGCATCATTGCGAACTCTAGCTTGTCTAATCGTGGTGAAATGGAGATGGCTTTAGAGAAAATGAGCCAACCTAACCCACAAGAACAGCAAATGCAGCAGATGGCAGCACAGTTACAGATGCAACAGGCTCAAGCAACTACTGCTTCTCTACAAGCTAAGGCTCAAAGAGACTCTGCAGAAGCTCAAAAGACCATGATTGAAGCACAAATGGCTCCACAAGAGATGCAATTAAAGGCTGCTGAGACATTAGCTAAGGTTAACAAGCCAGAAAAACAGATGACTGACTTTGAAAAGCGTCTCAAGATTGGTGAATTAGCCCTTAAAGAGCAAGATATTGTTAATCGTGGCAAGATTGTTGCACTTCAGATGAAAAAGTAAAGAAAAGTATTGACTTTTTTATAAAACTGTGGTAGAATTAGCTCAATTAAGTAAGTAAGTACTCACTTCTCCTAAAAGGACAAAGAAGAATGACAGATAAGAAACTCCAGCAATATTATGAAGAGCGATTTTCAATGATGGCTACTCAAGGCTGGAAAGATTTGATGGAAGATGCTCAGGTTATGTTTGATGGCATCAACCACGTCTTAGCCATTCAAGACGAAAAAGACTTACATTTAAAACGTGGACAATTAGACTTGCTTCAGTGGCTTCTTAGCCTAAAACAAGTGTCCGAACAGTCCTACGAGCAGCTCATGTCGGGAGACACGGCTAGTGCGTAGAATGTATGAGTTTAAATGCAGTGAAGAACATATTACAGAGAGCTTAGTTGATTATGAGACGACTGTAGTTCTTAGTGATTGTTGATTAAAAGCTAATCGAGTCATATCTACCCCTAGAATATGCTTAGATGGCACTAATCCAAATTTCGTTGGTGCTTACGACAGATGGGCGAGAGTCCGGGAAGAAAAAGCAAAACAAGAAGTAAAACGCAACTCAGACTGAGATACCTCGAAAGAGCCTCAGATTATAAATCCTAAAATCACTTGATTCGGTGACAGGAGACTTTAAATGGCAGCAAATTTTATCCAAGAAGACGAACTGTTTAATGGCAGTGAGCAAGAAGAAATACAAGATATTACAACCCCAGTACCTGATAGCACTACTACAGGACAAACTGAAGAGGCTGGTGTCAAAGCTGAACCAGTAGAAGAATTACCTGAGAAGTATAAAGGTAAATCCGCTGCTGATATTGCAAGGATGCACCAAGAGGCTGAAAAGCTAATAGGTCGTCAAGCAAACGAAGTTCACGAAGTACGTTCTTTAGCAGACCAGTTATTAAAGCAACAACTCGATACTCAGGCTAAACAAGCAATGCCGATTGAAGAATCGCTTGAAGAAGACTTTTTTGTAGACCCAGCTAAAGCTGTTAACAGACAAGTTGAGAAGCACCCTGCAGTAATTGAAGCAAGACAAGCAGCATTAGAAATGAAGAAGATGAAGACGGCACAACAACTGTCGGCTAAACATCCTGATTTTGCCACCATCGCATCAGATGTTGGATTCCAAGATTGGGTTAAATCTTCTCAAATCCGATTAGGTTTGTTTGCTAAAGCTGATTCACAGTATGACTTTGAAGCTGCTGATGAATTGTTAAGTACCTACAAGGAACTGAAGCAAATCAAACAACAGACTCAAGCAGTTAAGACAGAAGCAGCAGAAAGCAAAGCTCAAGATGCAGCATTAAGGGCAGCCTCAGTTGATGTTGGTGGTGGTGGCGAGACAAGTAGAAAAGTATATCGTCGAGCAGACCTAATTAAATTGAGAATGACAGACCCAGACCGTTATATGCAGATGTCCGATGAAATCATGTCAGCATACAGCGAAGGGCGAGTTAAGTAAGTAATTTTAGACTTTATAATTAAAGGAAACATATCATGGCACTAGTAGGCGCAGCATATCCGGGTGGTTCAACATCCGTAGTAACAAAATCTAACGCAGGTAACTTCATTCCAGAAATCTGGTCTGATGAGGTCATCGCTGCTTACAAGAAAAACCTCGTATTGGCTAATCTTGTTCGCAAAATGTCTTTCAAAGGCAAAAAAGGCGATACACTGCACATCCCTAAACCAACTCGTGGTGTAGCTTCTGCTAAAGCAGCTAACACTGCAGTTACCGTTCAAGCTGATGCTGAGAGCGAAGTACAAGTTTTAATTAACAGCCACTTCGAGTACTCACGTTTCATCGAGGACATCGCTGAAGTTCAAGCATTGGCTTCACTCCGTTCTTTCTACACTGAAGATGCAGGTTACGCTTTGGCTAAGAAAGTTGATGACGAACTCATCGCTTTGGGTAAGTCTTTCGGTGACGGCGACGCTTCTGATTGGGTACACAGCAATGCGTACTTCATCGACGCTACCACTGGTTTGACATCATACGCTTTGGACACAGTTACAACTTCTGACTTGTTCACTGACGCTGGCTTCCGTAAGCTCATCCAGTTGATGGACGACGCTGACGTACCAATGGATGGTCGTAAGTTTGCGATTCCTCCTTCACTCCGCAATGCAATCATGGGCGTTGACCGTTACAACAGCCGTGACTTCGTTGATGGTCGTGGTGTACAGAATGGTCAAATTGGTAACTTGTATGGTATTGATGTTTATGTATCAAGCAATATGCCTACAATCGAGACTGCTGCAGAAAACACTGCTGGCGATGCAATCAAAGCTGCTCTGTTGTTCCATACAGACACAGCAGTATTGGCAGAGCAAATTGGTGTTCGCTCACAGACTCAGTACAAGCAAGACTACTTGGCTACACTTTACACTGCGGACACATTGTTCGGCACTAAAGTTGTACGTCCAGAAGCTGGCTTCGTATTAGCTGTAAACGCTTAATCTTTTAAGCTACTCAGGATAGCCCTTCGGGGCTGTCTTGTTTAAGGGTTCTTTAATTAGTTATTCTGTATTAAAGAGTCTTTAAACAAGTCAAGGAGAATACTATTTCTTTCTATCGTGGTCCGGGCGGTGCAGGAGACGCAACTAATGACGCTAATAGCCAAGCTATTATTGCATTGGAAGCAGCGCAATCTGCTGAAGTCTCTAAAAATCAATCACAAGCGTCGGCTAATGCTGCCGCTTCTTCTGCTTCTGCTGCAGCAACTTCAGCGACTAACGCAGCAAGTTCTGCTTCTGGTGCATCCAGTTCAGCAACCGCTGCTGCTGCTTCTGCAGCCAGTATTGTAGGTGATACTGAAGACGCTGCCGCTTCCGCTGCTGCTGCTTTAGCGTCCGAAGAAGCCGCTGCTGCTTCAGAAACCGCTGCAGCCTCGTCAGCAAGCTCTGCAAGCTCTTCAGCAAGTGCTGCTAGTACCTCAGCATCAAGTGCAGCTACAAGCGCCTCTAGCGCCTCTACATCGGCTTCTACCGCTACTACACAGGCAACCAATGCAAGCAATTCAGCAAGTGCAGCAGCTACTTCAGAGACAAACGCAGCAACAAGTGCTACAAGTGCTGCCGGTTCTGCTACCGCTGCAGCTAGTTCAGCTACATCCGCTTCAGGAAGTGCTACTACAGCAACTACTCAAGCCTCTAATGCCAGTACTAGTGCCACTAATGCTGCATCCTCAGCCACTAGTGCATCAGGGTCTGCAACAACAGCAACAACTCAAGCAGGTTTAGCTTCTACTTCGGCAACTAACGCAGCCTCTTCAGCTTCTGCTGCAAGCACTTCTGCTACCAACGCAAGTAATTCAGCAACTGCTGCAGCATCGTCTGCAAGTTCTGCTTCTACTTCAGCAACTAACGCAGCTAACTCTGCCACTGCTGCAGCTCAGTCCGCTGCCGATGCTGTAACCACTTTGTCTAGCTCTTTATTAAAGGCAAACAACTTATCAGACTTAACTTCTGCTTCTACAGCAAGAACTAACTTAGGTCTAGGTACAGCAGCATTAGTAGCAGATAATACTTTAGTTCACTTAGCTGGTACAGAGACTATTACTGGCACAAAGACATTTAGTGCAACGATTACAGGCTCTATTAGTGGCAACGCAGGAACAGTTACTAATGGTGTCTATACAAACGGTAGCTATGCAGACCCAGCATGGATTACTTCATTAGCAGGGTCAAAAATAAACGGTACGCTTGACGGCGGTTCATTCTAAGGATTAAATATGGCTACTACAATTAAATTAAAAAATAGTGTTACATCTTCTGCTGCACCGAGTTCTTTAACTCAAGGCGAAGTTGCTGTTAACGTCACGGACAAGAAAGTCTGGGTTGGTAATGCAGCTAGTGGAGTTGTCCAAATCTTAGGTGCTGGGGCAACTGTTGCTGGTACTACTGCAACACTAACAGGTGATGCCTCTATATCAGGTCTTACTGTTGGCAAGGGTGGTGGTGCTTTAGCAACCAATACTGCTCTAGGTTTAAACGCACTTTTAAACAATTCAACAGGTCAAGGTCTTGTTGGTGTTGGTCGTGGTGCTTTACAAGCAAACACAAGTGGTAGCAGTAATATTGCTATTGGTGGAACATACAACACAGACCCATCGTTATTTAGAAACACAACTGGTTCATTTAATACTGCAGTAGGTGAAGGTTCTTTAAGCAACAACACCACCGCATCTTACAACACCGCAGTAGGTTATCAAGCTGGTTATTTAAATGTAACTGGCACAAGAACTACATTTATAGGTGCTTATGCTGGTTATCAATCAACAGCAAATGATAATACTGGTCTTGGATATTCCGTATTTGGAAACGGTGCTGGATTAACTGGAGCATCAAATACTGGAGTTGGCTCTTATGCTTTGCAAGGTACTACATCAGGCGCATCTAATGTGGCTGTTGGTGCTTCTGCTCTTTACAACAATACCACCGCATCTAACAATACCGCAGTAGGCTATCAGGCTGGGTATAGTAATACCACCAATGCTAATTCAACATTTGTAGGCTATAACGCTGGATATGCAACTAACGCTAACTCAAACACAGCAATAGGCTCTAATGCAATGTCATCATGGGCTTCAGGCACAGAAAATGTGGCTGTAGGTCAAAACTGTATGCAAGGAGTTAGTGCATCAGGAGCAAGAAATACTGGTGTTGGTGTTGCGGTTATGTACCCAAACACTACTGGCTATGACAACACAGGTCTTGGTTATACAGCACTTAGATTTAATACCACTGGTATACGAAATGTTGCAGTTGGTATGGAGTCTTTATACGCAAACACCACCGCATCTAACAACACAGCAGTAGGTTATCAAGCTGGTTACACAAACAGTACAGGAATTGCCAATGTATATGTTGGAAGCACAGCTGGCTATTCTGCAACTGGTTCATACAACACTATTATTGGAACTCAAGCTGGTTATGGAATAACAACAGGTGCAGCCAATACATTTATTGGTTCAGGAAGTGCAACAGCTGCACCTTCTGGATATTATGTAACTACAGGCTCTAAAAATACTATTCTTGGTAACTACTCAGGCAACCAAGGCGGTCTAGACATCCGTACAGCAAGTAACTACATTGTGTTATCTGATGGGGATGGTAATCCTAGAGCGTATTGTGACAACAGTGGTGGTTGGCATATAAAAACCGCAACAGATGCAATTACAGTAAACGCAACAAGCTCAACTGGGTATGTTTATGCCAATAGCACAACCATTGGGAACGCTGGTTATTTCACTACTAGTTCTGGGTTGGCTGGCTATATTCAATGTAATGGCACAACAACCTCATACTCCACATCATCAGATTATCGTTTAAAAGAAAACATAGTACCAATGACGGATGCATTAGCAAAAGTTAATGCATTAAAACCAGTTACTTATGATTGGAAAAATGGTGGTTCTAGTCAAGGGTTTATTGCACATGAACTACAGGCTATTGTACCTGAGTGCGTAACTGGTGAAAAAGATGCTGTAGATGCAGAAGGTAAACCAGTTTATCAAGGTATTGATACATCATTCCTTGTTGCTACATTGGTATCAGCAATCCAAGAACTTAAAGCAGAAGTAGATTCCCTTAAACAACAATTAGGAAAATAAAATGACTGAACTCGTACAAGAAGTAACAGCAGAACAAATCGCCCAACACTACAAAGCTGCCCTTGATTCAGTAGCTTTGCTAGAAGCTGGTCAGCCTGAAGGCATGGAAGATGCTGATTGGGCTGATACAGTTAAGCGTAATAAAGAGCATTTAAATATCATGCTTGCTAAAGACTTTTGGACTACAGAAGATTTGACTCCGTTCCAAAACGCAATTAAGTAATATTTTTAAACACACAAAGGAAAATAAAATGGGAAAAAACGAAAAGACACCTATTACTATTAATGACAAAGAATATAAATTCGAGGACTTAACAGTAGAACAACAAGTACTATTCAATCATTGTATTGACTTAGACCGTAAGATTGGTTCAGCACAGTTTAACCTCGACCAGCTCTCAGTCGGTAAGCAAGCCTTTATTAAGATGTTAGAGGACTCTCTAGCGAAACCAACAGAAACTATCGACGAGTAAAAATGTCAGACATGAATGAACGCATAGCCGTCTTAGAGGCAGAAGTTAAAGCCTTAAAAGAAGACCAGAATGAGATTCTTATTTGTATGCACAGCATCAAAGATGAAATGACTCGTTATAAAGGTTTCTTAGGTGGTGTTGCGTTCATTGCGTCTGGAGTTGGTATCTTTTTGACATTGTTTAAAGACTGGATTATTAAACACCTATGAGACCCTATTCACATGGTTTAAACCTTGTTGCTAACACTAAAACAACGATGTTCACAGTACCTAAGCAACAGTTAGCTAAGTGGACTCTGTTGTGGGCTGTTAATAATACTTCTTCAGCCAAGAACTTTTCTGTGTATTGGTATGATAAAAGCACTAATACAGAAGTTGAAGTAATTAAAGACTATCCGTTAGCTGCTAAAACATTCTTACGTTTTGACGGTGGTGCTTATGTCACTCTTGAAGAAGGTGATGAGATTAGAGTATTAGCTGAAAGTGGTGCAGTTGCTTCAGCTTTAATTACTGTTGAAATAGAGAAATCTGCTTCAACTCAGTATTCTTATTAAGGACTAATATGAAACCAACTAAAAAACAAACAGCGAAAATTGGTAAAGTCATGGGCGAATATAAAGACAAATCATTACACAGCGGTAAAGGTGGTCCTGTAGTGAAGTCTCGTAAACAAGCGATAGCTATCGCTATGTCTGAAGCAAAGATGCCTAAGCCAAAGATGATGAAAAAAGCCGGTAGAGGTCGCTAATGGTTAAGAAAGTCTATCAGAACCCTGAAGGCGGTCTTAATCAAAAAGGTAGAGATTACTATAATAAGACTACAGGCTCTAAATTAAAGCCACCTGTGTCTGCTAAAGAGGCTTCTAAGTCGCCTAAAGCTGCTGCACGTCGTAAGAGCTTTTGTGCTCGTATGGAAAGTGTGAAAGGTCCTATGAAGGACGAAAAAGGTAAACCCACTCGTAAAGCACTAGCATTAAAGAAGTGGGATTGTAACTAAAAATAATTGTTGACACAGTATTAAAACTGTGTTACACTTCCAAGGAATATATGGCAACTACGACTTATTTACAAGCTGTTAATAGCGTACTGAGACGACTCAGAGAAACTGAGGTTTCTACCGTTAGCGAAAACGCTTACAGTAAGATGATTGGTGAGCTTGTAAACGATTCTAAATCATCGGTAGAAGCTGCTTTTGGTTGGAACGCTCTTTCAGACACACTCACCGCTGTAACCACTGCTGACATCTTTAGTTATGTCTTAGAAGGTTCTGGTGTACGCTTTCGAGTAATTGATGCTATAAACGATTCTAAGAACCTGTTTATGCAGGTTGCTCCGACATCGTGGATGACTCAGCAGTTTATGCAAGATTCTCCTAGTCGTGGAGCACCGACATATTTTAACTTCAACGGTCAAGATGCTAACGGCGATACTTTAGTTGATGTCTTCCCTGTTCCAGACTCTTCTTATACACTGCGGTTTAACGTAATGTTACCTCAAGAGCCTTTATCAGCAGACACAGATTTAATTAAAGTTCCGGGCGATGTTGTTATCCTTAATGCTTTTGCTAGAGCTGTTGTAGAGCGTGGTGAAGACGGTGGATTACAATCTTCTGAAGCCTACGCTTTAGCAAAGAACTTAATGGCTGACTATATTGCTTTAGAGTCAAATCGTTACATTGAAGATACCAACTGGGTAGCTAATTGAGCAAACAACTTGTAACCTCATCTATTGCAGCACCGGGCTTTGCTGGTCTTAACCTGCAGGATGCTCCTACGTCTTTAGAAGCAGGATTTGCTTTAGAAGCGAATAACTGCGTTATTGACAAGTTTGGACGTATCGGTGCTCGTAAAGGCTGGACAACTTATCTTCCAGCTAATACAGACTTGGATGATGGTTCTGTAGACACTATTGCAGAAATCTTGTCTCCAACTGCTAACAACAATCAGCTTTTTGTTGCTGGTAATGACTTTTTATTCTTGTCTACAGGAACTGCGTTAGCAAAGAAGAATGTACGTAATAGTGGTGATACGGCAGATGCTTCTTATACTATTACTGATAGCCATTGGCAAGTAGCTTCTATTCCTGATGTTACCAATGCTAGAGCAAGAGCAGTTATAACACAAGCTGGACATAAACCGCTGTATCTAAGCTACTCTGCAGTCACCAGTGCTTATGTCTTTAAGATTCTAGCTGACGTTGCTACACTACCAGTAACTCCAATAGCCCACACTTCAACTACATTCGCTCCTAATGCGTGTATAGCTGCTTATGGTCGTGTATGGGTTGCAGACATCGCTAACGATAGACAAACAGTGTATTTCAGTGATTTGTTGAATCCTTTGAACTTTCAAACAGGTACAGCAGGTGCGTTAGACATTAATGAAGTGGTTGGTGATGGCGACCCTATTGTGGGTCTTGCTTCCCACAACGGCTTCTTGATTATCTTCTGTGAGAACCACACTGTTGTTTACAGCGGTGCTCAAGACCCATCAAACCTAGCGTTGAGTGATAATATTACTGGTATCGGCTGTATTGCTCGTGATTCTATCCAGCAAACAGGAACTGATGTAGTATTTTTGTCTTCTACAGGTGTTCGCAGCCTAAGCCGTACTGTTCAAGAGAAATCCATGCCGATGCGTGATATTTCTAAGAATATTCGTGATGAGTTATTGAACACACTACAACTGACAACAGACATGAAGTCTATTAAGTCTGGCTACACAGCTCACGAAGCGTTTTATGTCTTATCCTTTTCGGATGTAGATACTGTATATTGTTTTGATTCCAGAACACTATTACAAGATGGTTCCGCAAGAGCAACTACTTGGGACACAATTACACCAACTGCTTTTTGTACCACAATCAGCAGAGCGTTCCTAATCGGTAAAGTTGGTTTTGTTGGTCTGTATGAAGGCTATAGCGACAACGGTTCATCTTATCGTATGTCTTACTACTCTAGCTATTTCGATTTCCAGCAACCAACAATGTCTAAGATTCTTAAAAAGATTGAGATGCTTGTTATCGGTGCTCAGAATCAAGACATCACTGTTAAGTGGGACTTTGATTTTAAGAAAGCCTATCAGTCTATTACTGCTGTAGTGGACCCTGCAGAGATTGCAGAATACGGTATTGGTGAATATGGTGTCGACACTTATTCAGGCGGGATTATCATCTTTAACCTGAACTTAAATGCAGGTGGAACAGGTAAAATATTGCAGTTAGGGTTTGAAACAGACATTGATAACAATGCTGTCTCATTACAGAAAATAGATTGTTTTGTTAAAGGTGGGAAAACACTGTGAGTAATTATACAAAAACTACAGACTTTGCAGCTAAAGATGCGTTATCGACAGGTAATCCTTCTAAGATTGTACGTGGAACAGAGATTAATACTGAGTTTGCTAACATTCAAACAGCAGTAAACAGTAAAGCTAATTCAGCTAGTCCAACCATTACAGGCACTGCGGTTATCGCTGCTTTAACTGTAACAGGTAATGAGACTGTTGGTGGAACACTTACTGTAACAGGCGCTTTAGAAGCTGCGTCTATGGACGGTGGTTCATTCTAATCATGGCTGAATTTATCGACAAAAAGTACACTTCTACGGATATTATTCGTAAAGATTTAGAGCGTGGTGGTTTTACTAAAGAAGAAGATAAGTTTCTTCAAGGTTTAGCCATTCTTATTAAACAACAGAAAGCTGTTGTTGTTCGACACAATAACACTGTGTTTGTCGGTATTCGTAAAGAACCGGGTGTCTTAGAAGTACACATGTACACTTTAGACCCTTTATCTACACTACCAGAAGCAATGAAAGTTGCGTTTGATTCAGTTCAAAAAGCAGGTGTTAAGAGACTTGAATCTGAAACTACTAATCCTCGATTAATTAAAATGTTACAAACTTTAGGACCTGTAAAGACAACTAAAAAAGGTAACAAGATTGCATGGACATTGGATATTTCTAAATGAGATACGGACTAGACAGCACCTTACCAATTAATGCGTTTTCCCCTCGTGGTGGTCGTAGTCCTTTTTCATTAGGAATGACACTTGAAGGTGGTGGCGGTGGTATCCCTATTGTCTCTGACGTAGTTAATGCTGTCTCAGATGTTGGTGAAGCTATTGGCGGAGCTATTAGCGATGTTGGTGTATTCATTGATGAAAATGTTACACAACCAGCCGTTGATGACCCTGCAGGTACAGTAATTAAGATTGGCGCTATCGCCGCTGCTCCAGCTACTGGCGGTGCTTCTTTATATGCAATTCCAGCATACACAGCTACAAAAGCTATTGCTGCTGGTGTGCCTATTGAAGACGTAGCTAAGATGGCTGCTATTTCTGCTGCTGCAACCTATGCAGGTGTTAGTGTTGCTGATTATGTCGGAACATTAGCAGAGTTTGGTACAGACATTGGTTCACAACAAACAGCGATGTTGGCTGCTCAGAACGTCGGTATCGGTACAGGCAGCGCAGTCTCTACAACCGCTGGTCAAATCGCTGGCGGTGCTATTAGTGGTGCAGTAGGCTCTGGCTTATCAGGTGGAGATATTGGAACAGGATTACTAGCTGGAGCAACAAACGCTGCTATTGGAGCAGGTGTTGGCGCTGCAGTAGATGCAGGTGCAGGACTATTAAGCAACATAAATACAGGAAGTGCGACTACAGGAACAACAAGCATGGATGAAAACTTTTTTGACTTAGGCTATTCAGACCAAGCCGCTGCTGACGCTGCATGGCAGCAAATGCAAGCAGAATTTGAAGCGGCGGGCGGATATGCAGGGTCTTATTCTCCTGAAGGGTACGGAACTGCTGATGGCTACGCACTCGGAGACCCTACTGAGATTGCTAACTTTACAGGTTCAGTTGCTGCTGCAGGTTTAGATAGTTCCACTGTGAATAATCTTATTAAGCAGTATGGTACACAAGCTGTTAAAGCTCTGGTAAGTGCTGGTGGGTCTACTCTATCAGGTGCTGTTTCTAGTGCTGCTAGACGTGCTCAACTACAAGCACAAGGGTACACACAAGCACAGATTAACGCAATGGAAGGCGCTACTGGTTTATTGGGAGCTGGTGCAAACTACTTCCTTAATCAGAATCAGTTAGGTCAGTTAAACACCGCTTACGGTCAGAATGTGTCTGCACAACAAGCAGCGACACAACAAGCACAGCAACAGGCTTCGTTCACTCCTGTCGGAATGACTACTGCTTTTGGTCAGTCTAACTTCCAATTTGACCCCACCACTGGTCAGTTAACTTCTGCTGGTTATACACCAACTTCACAAGTTGCAGGACAAGTACAGAATCTGTTTGGTCTCGGTGCTTCGGCACTTCCAACAACGACTGATACACAAGCTGTACAACAGAACTACATTGCACAGCAACAAGGTCTATTGGCTCCGGGTCGTGAACAACAGTTAGCTCAGTTGCGTAATCGTCAATATCAGCAGGGAACTACTGGTTTAGCAACTGGTGGTACTCAAGCTGGCTATGCTCCTAATGCACAAGGTTTGATGGCTACTAATCCTGAGATGGCTGCTTATTATAATGCTCAAGCACAACAAGATGCTCAGTTAGCTGCTAATGCACCGACATACGCTCAGAACCTGCTCAATCAACAGATTGCTACAGGTACTGGTTTATTTGGTGCTGCTAATACTCTTGAAGGATACGCACAACAGCCGTTGTCGTTGTCTACTACTCTCGGCACTGCTGGTGCTACTGCAGGTGCTAAAGCAGGTTATTATGGTCTGTTAGGTAATCAAGCTGCTCAAACAACACAGTTACAAGGTCAGTTGGCAGGTATTTACGGACAAGGCGCTGCTCTTGGTTCTGCTGTAAACCCATTAGTCAGTGCTGCTGGCAGTGTAATCGGTAATTGGTTAAGTTAAGGAAAAATTATGGCAGACTTATTTGATAAAGAAGAATTAGGTGTTGTTAGTTCACTGTTTGGTACAAGCCCTGAAGCATTAGCACTTGCTCGTGAACAAATGGCAGTTAAGTCAGGACAACAAGCTGGTCTTAATCTCCTTGGCGGTATCCTCGGTCAAGCAGGCGGGTTTGCTGAACGAGGCGCTACTGGTCTACGACAAGCTCTTGGTGTTCAGACTTCTGAAGAACAAATTGCAAGCCTTCGTCAACAAGCACAACAACAGTTTGATACTAATACTCCACAAGGTTTAGCACAAGCTGCTCAGTTTTTAAACCAACAAGGTGATGCTGTCGGTGCTCGTCAGATGGTTATGCTTGCTCAAGGTCAGATGCAAAAGACTGCTACTCTTGGTAAGACAATGGAAGAGACTCGTCAACTTGGTCGTAAAGAGATTGAAGTTGGTGTCCCCGGCTCTCCTGAGATGATGCAACGTGTCTTAGTTGATAAAGATGGTAATATTATTCAGAACTTAGGCGCTCCTTACAGTCGCTTTACTCAAAAGACTAATCTTTCTGTTATCAATCAAGGTCCTAAGAATGTCCTTGAAATTGATAAAGACCAAGCCACAAACTACGCTACTGCGTTAAATTCTGCTGCTAAGACATTACCTACGCTAGACCGTATGCAAAAGTTGCTTGACCAAGGTGTTATTAGCGGAACCGCTGCTGAAGCCCGTGTTGGAACTTTAAGGGTTTTAGGCGACCTTGGGGTTAATACATCTAAAGCAAGTAAAGTATTGTCAAACACTGAAGCCTATCAAAAAGAGCTGATTAACTTGTTACAAGGTGTTATCAAGCAATATGGCGCTAATCCTTCTAACGTAGACGTAAAAACTGCTTTACAAGGATTGCCAGAGCTGGTAAAATCCCCTCAAGGTGTTCAACAAGTCTTGACCACTCTAACTCAATCTAATCGTGATACTTACAATGAAGCTAAAACAGGCTTAGACTACTATCGTAAGAATCAGGGTTCATTCACTGGTTACGAGCCAAAGACTCCTATCGGTTTAGTAGAACAACCTACTATTAAAATAGATAAGCCTCTGTCACAGATGAGCGCAGACGAACTCAAAGCAGCACTACAATAATAGGATTACAATGGCTGAATATACTCGTGAGCAAATCCTTGCGGAATTAGCAAGTCGTCAACAAAGCAACGCACCTAGTCCAGCAATGGATATTGTTCGTGGTGCTGCTGGCGGTGTTGCCTCTGGCGGCGCTGGTGTTGCTGGATTACCTTTAGAAGTAGCAAACCTTCCTAACGCTATTATGAACTACTTAGGTGGTGTTAGCGAACCTTCTCCGACACAAGCAATGCGTGAAGGTCTTGGTGTTCCTAACGAGCCTCGTAGTGGTGCTGGGCAGTTTGCGTACAACTTCATGGAAGGCGCTACTCCCGCTGCTGCAATTACTGGCGCTGCTACACTTAATCCACTAGCGGCTGCTGGTGCTGGTTTACTTGGTGGTGTCACTAACGTAGCTGCTAAATATTATGCTCCTGAAAGCCCCGTAGCTCAGACTTTATTTGGTCTATTGCCTGCAGGTGTTGCTGGGTTAGCTAACATAGCTCGTACTCGTGTTCCTAAAGTTGCTGGTGCTTCTGCATTAGAAGAAACCGGAATGACAGCTACTGCTGGTCAACGTACTGGTTCACAAGGATTGCTTCGTGCTGAAGCTAACGTTGCTTCTACAGCAGAAGGACAACCAATCTTTAAACAGGCTGGTTTAGCTAACGTAGCATCTGCAGAAGACTTTGCAAACAAGATTCAACAGTTCTCTAAGAATCCGAACTTGACAGTCACTGACATTGCTAAAGGCACAGCTGATGCAATCGATTATCAGAACAGTCGTGTCTTAAATCAATTCCGAGTAAACAACCGCAAGAACTTTAACGCTGCTAAAGCTGAAGCTGGCGATGAGCGTATCTTTGACACAACTAATGTCAACAGTGCATTAGATAACGCTATTGCTACTTATGGCGCAGACACAATGCCAATGGAATTACAGGCGTTTGCTGGTAAGCTCAAACAAGTTAAAGGCAATCTTGTTAAAGAAACACCTCCGTCTACGTTATTAGATGCTCAAGGTAATCCTACTGTTGTTCAAGGACAGCCACAAACAGTTAAACTCACTATTGATGAGTTACAAAAGAACTTAGAGTCTTGGGGTAAGTCTGCAAAGACTGGTTCTTACTCTGAAGGCGGTGTAAATCTTGGAGAAGTGACTAGCGGTACAGTTAAGAAACTCTCTCGTGATGTCTTAAATGCTTTCCGTCAAGACTTGGACGCTGCTAATCTTCAAGGCATTAAAGGTGCTGACAAACTTATCAATGCTCGTGAAGAGTTCAAAAAAGGTTTGAACACTGTTAATGATTTTCAGAATCAGAGCCTTGTTAAGTTCTTTGGTGATGTTAAAGACCCTACCGCTGTTGTAGAACGTTTACAGAACGCTACACCGACTGAGCGTGTAACTATGTTCCAAGTATTACAGAACAGTCGTCCTGAGATTCTTGATAGTTTACGTAGTCGTGCTTTAGGAAATGTTATTGAGCAGTCTGGTGGAGACTTGCCTAAGTTGTTTACAAGTCTTAAAGACATCGCTAAACAGAAATCTGAGGCTGGTGCAATTAACACTAATGATTTCTTGTTTCAGACTCCAGTTGAAAAAGCTAAAGTTAATACACTTATTCGTGATTTAGAGACTGTAACTCGTAAAGTAGAAATTCCTAAAGAGCCTGTATCAGCTTTGTCTCGCAACACTGGTGAAGCTGCTGGTGTTGGTTTTGGATACAAAGCAAGAATGGTAACAAACTTTGCTCAAGACGCATGGGACAGCATTTCTGGTGCTGTAGCAAGTCCTGAGAAGTTAGCTTGGATGATGACTAATCCACAAGGACAAACACTCATTCGTGAAGCAGCTCGCTTAAAAGCTGGACAGAAACTACCAACACAGATGAAGTCTGCCTTGGACTACTTGTCTTCTGATGCGTTGATTGGTGGAACTGTTAGTGCTACAGCACAAGTACAAGGTCGTGAAAGCGGTCAAGCGCTACAAGCTGCTCCAGCAGGTGAATCAGTTACTCGTGAGCAGATTCAACAACGTCTAAAAGAACTGGAACAGCAATAATGGACCCATTTACACTACTAGCAGCTTTTGCTCCTTTAGCGGTAGACTTAGGCAAGTCGCTGATTGCCAAGTTTATCGCTCCAGAGAACTTCAAACCAGCCACTATTGAGCAATATGTCGAAGTAAAGAAGCTGGACTTGGAGATGTTCAAGGCTTTAAACGAGGCAGGAGGCTCTAATCCGTCTTACCTGTGGGTAGAGGCTATTGTACGTCTACAACGTCCTCTGGTGGTCGCTATAGCCCTCGGAGCATGGGCTTATACTCATGTTGCTGGTGTCCCTAGCTCTGAAGTCGATAACTTTGCCGCTATTGTAGGTTTCTACCTCTTTGGCGACCGTACTATGTTCTATGCTAAGAATGGAGTAGCTAAATGAGTTTTTCTTTAGGTGAGCGTTCAAAGATTAATCTTCAAGGTGTAGACATCCGTTTAGTACGGATTGTGGAACAAGCTATTAAAGAATCTCCTATTGACTTTACCGTTACAGAGGGCTTACGTACTCCTGAAAGACAACAACAACTAGTTAATGACGGTTACAGTCAAACTATGAAGTCTAAACACCTTACTGGTCACGCTGTTGACTTAGTTGCTCTTGTGGATGGTAAAGTATCTTGGGATAAGAAATACTATCCTCCTATTGCAGAAGCAATGAAGAAGGCTGCCGCTGACCAGCAAGTTAAGATTCGTTGGGGTGGTGACTTTAAGTCCTTCTTCGACGGTCCACATTTCGAGTTGATGTAAAAAAGACGGCTCCGAAGAGCCGCCGTAAAGTACTACCACACACAAGGAATTAGATAGAGCATCCGCCAGCGGTGCAAGACAACATCTGAGCGCCTTCCACATTATCGTCATACTCTTTGAAGTTCTCCCAATCGACTGTATCAGGCACGAGCATCTTTAACTGATTGTAAGTCTGTTCATCACATTCTTCGTAAGGTGCTTGCTTATAAGTACCGCCATCCATCGGTAAGAACGACACACCAGTAACTTCATCAAAGTGCTTAAATGTCCAAGCTCCAACATCCATCCACTCTTTCTCTAACACAGAGATAGTTACTGAAGGCTTATGCTCGCAGTAGTGACGCTGAAAAATCAACCACAAGCGTAAGTGCTCAATCGCAGTCAAATCCTCACGCAACAATGCACCATCAGCCACAGCAACAGGGAAGCTAAATACTGTTGTTGACTCAGGTTTCATTACACAAGGCTCTGCAACAAAACCAGCTTGAATCATAAACTGTGTTAGAGGGTCTTTGTTGTCAGCACGCACACGTCTAATGTAGTACTTGCTATGCTGAGGATGTATCCCACTAGCAGTGCTACAGAGCTGAGAGACGGTTCCTTCAGGTTTAATCGCTGTAACTGCGACAGATTGATTAATACCAATAGCGTTACTATATTCAGCATTAGTTGTAACAGCAAGGTCACGTAGTTTCTCCAATCGAGCAGGTAATGATTCATCATCGGGGTTGTTTAACAAAGTGTTGTCACAAATACCAGTCATTGACACACCTAAGAGTGCTTCTTCTTCAGTGTTCTTCTGCCAAATCTTACGCAAGTAAGGGAAGTCTGTTAACGATGCTTGAAAAGTTCCAAGAATCGTAGCCAAACGAATCTTATTGCTGATGGAGTCAATATCATCGTCGCTGCGAATAATACAGCTAGATAGGTTGCAAAATTGATAAGGACGTAAAATGATTTCGCTACATGGGTTAGTACCGAAAGCATAAGTTGCGTCACGTCTACCATTCT